AAGGGCAAGAAGGTGAATGTAGAGGTAGTGTCTGGTGGCACATACAAACTGCAGATTCCTGAAGGTGAGACTTACTACGGCAGTGAGATCAAGATCCGCCCATATATGCAACGCTTTATGTACAAGCGTTTCATTAAAGGTCATGGCGATCAGCCTAACAAATATGTTAAGACTGTCATGGCTAATGATCTGAACATTGATCTGAAGGACAACGATGGTGGCTTTAACTGTGGCAAACCTGCGGGTTACATTCAAGACTTCAAAGCACTTCCGCAGGAGACGCAAGACCTGATACGCCAAATTAAGCGTGTGCGTGTTTTGTTTGGAACTGTTGAGATTGTTGACCCTACCAATGAGTCTGGTGATGAAGTGTCTGTAGATGCTCTGCCATTCATCTGGGAGATTGACAATCGTGATGCCTTCAAGGATGTAGGCAGTGTGTTCAATACACTTGCCAAGCAGAAGCGTCTGCCTGTTAATCACATGATGAGTGCAACCACAGAAGAACAGAAACTTCCTAACGGAAACTCTTTCTATCTGCCACGTGTAAATATTGACATGACTAACTCACTTGAAGTCACGACAGAAGAGCACACTCGATTCGCAGACTTCTTGTCATGGGTTGAGAACTACAATGAGTATATCATCAATCAATACAGCACACGTGCTATTGAACGTAACGCTGAAGATGAAGATGTCTTTGCTCAGGACATTGTAGACATTGACATTGAAGAGGACTGATACATGAACCACGTAGCTGAATTGGCACTTCATTCCTATATGGAGAAGGCTGTACAAGGAAAGTCAACAATCTCTGATGAGACTATTGACCAAGTAGCAAAAGATGTAGCCGAAGCAATGAAGCGTCAGTTTGGTTCAGGCAAAGACCGCAGTGACTTTCGCCTGAGAATGTCCAATGTTGGACGCCCTACGTGTCAGCTTTGGTTCGACAAGAACCATCCAGAGAAGGCGCTTCCACTGCCATCAAACTTCATTATGAACATGATGATTGGTGACATTGTGGAAGCTGTCTTCAAAGGATTGCTCAAAGAGGCAGGTGTTACTTACGAAGATGAAGACAACAAGGTGTCTCTTGACATTGGTAAAGACAAGCCAGTGGAAGGATCATATGACCTTGTTATTGATGGTGCTGTTGACGATGTAAAGTCTGCATCGCAGTGGTCATACCAAAACAAGTTTGACTCTTACGAAACACTGGCAGGGTCAGATCCTTTTGGTTACATTGCACAGCTTGCAGGTTATGCAAAAGCATCAGGCAAACGTGCGGGTGGTTGGTGGGTAGTGAACAAAGCCAATGGGGAGTTCAAGTACGTACCTGCTACTGGCATTGATGTAGACATGGAAGTTGCTAAGATCAAAGAGACAGTAGACACTGTTGAACTAAATGAATTTGAACGCTGTTTCGATGCAGTGCCAGAGACATTTAGAGGCAAGCCTACTGGCAACAAAGTATTGAACGATAAGTGTAAGTTTTGTTCTTATCGTTTCGAGTGTTGGCCTACATTGCAGGAGAAACCTGCTGTAATGTCACAGGCCAAGGAACCTAAAATGGTTCCATATGTAGAACTAGCAGAGGAGTATAAATAATGGAAAAAGATTTTAATGAACTAGAACTTTTAAAAGAACGAATTGTTGAACTAGAAAGTGAGCTACATGAAGCACGTACACATTACAAAGAACTTCGCACCTCCAAACTACGTGAGGCTGTTGATGCACGTAGGGAAGCAGACAAGGCTATTGCAGAAGAACTAAAGAACCTTGGCTATAATTCAAATCCACTTTGGATGCGTAAGTATTTCTAATCGTGCCAAATGCCAAACAGTTTAGGGCGGCAAGGAAATATGGTTATAGAAGTGGGCTAGAACTTTCTGTTGGCGAATCACTAAAAGAAAAAGGTATTCGCTTTCAATACGAGAACTTAAAAATCGAGTGGGAAGATCTAGCCTACAGAACCTATACACCAGACTTTATTTTGCCCAACGGAATCATCATCGAAACCAAAGGCATGTTCACTGCGGCAGACAGGCGAAAGCATGTGTTAATACAAAGGCAACATCCAGAGTTGGATATTCGCTTTGTGTTTGAGAGTAGCAAAAGAAAGCTACGAAAGGGTGCCAAGTCTACGTATGGAGAGTGGTGCAACAGATATGGGTTTAGATACTACGACAGAATCATTCCAGAAGAGTGGCTCAAAGAAAAGGGCAAGAATGATTATCCAGACTTCATCCCATTTCCGGGAGATAAAATAACAAGGAGAAAAATATGAGCCAGAAATATGTACAAGCACCAGAAGATTTATTGATTCGTATCAAGCCACATATCAAAAGAAAGCAATGGACAGGTGAGATTGATGTTTCTATCATTTCGTCTGAGGACAACCCACTTAATGATCAAGACTTTGACAACATGATGTTCCTCTGTGAACTGATTGCGTCCTCTATTCCAATTATGGAAGAAGATGAGTATGTACGCAGTGCATTATTTGAATATGCAGAGTCTTATAGGAACACTATGGAAGTAGTAGATGATGAAGAAGATGTACCTGTTGTTGACAAAGAAGGAAATATCATTAAAATTAACTTTTCAACAAAGACAAGGGGGAGTGCATGATGATTAACAAAGATGATATGTTTGATACACATAGAAATATGGATGACGATAGTGATGTATATATGTCTACTATGAGTATAGATCTTGTGAACAGTCCGCCGCATTACAATCAGCATGGTGTTGAGTGCATTGACGCTATTCAAGCGGCTACAAGTGAAGGCTTTCAGTATTATCTGCAAGGCAATATTCTCAAGTATCTGTGGCGTTATAGGTACAAGAATGGATCACAAGATCTGGAGAAGGCACGTTGGTATCTGGACAAACTAATTGAGGTCTACGAAGATGAAGGCTAAGATACTTATCTCAATAAAACTAGACCCAGAAGAATATCCAATGCCTGTTGACGACAGAGTAGAGGAAGAACTTGAAAAAGCTATCATGGAATATCTCTATGACATTGATGGTTTGTATGTTAAATCAATTAAAGTATTAACGGAGTAATAACAATGAACAACTATTTACCAACAGACTATCAAAACTATATTGCAACATCTCGCTACGCACGATGGATAGACGCAGAGAACAGGCGCGAGTCATGGGCAGAAACTGTGAGCCGTTACGTAGGATACATCAAATCAAAAGCAGGTGATGTGGATGTTCCTTGGCAAGAGATTGAGGAAGCTATTCTTAACCTCGAAGTGATGCCATCTATGCGAGCACTTATGACTGCTGGCCCTGCACTTGAGCGTGACAACACTGCAGGTTATAACTGTAGCTATCTACCTGTCGATGACCAAAAGGCATTTGATGAAGCTATGTATATTCTTTTGTGTGGCACTGGCGTTGGATTCTCTGTAGAGGAACAAAGCATCCGCAAGCTACCCGAAGTTCCTGAGCAGATGGAAAAGACAGACACAACTATTCTTGTAAAGGATAGCAAGGAAGGCTGGGCCAAAGGCTTACGTCAATTGTTGGCACTATTGTGGTCAGGAGAAATGCCACAGTGGGATCTGTCAAAGATTCGCCCTGCAGGTGCAAGGCTCAAGACATTTGGTGGTAGGGCATCAGGCCCCGGCCCATTGAATGATCTGTTTGTATTTTGCACAAACATCTTTAAGAACGCACGTGGTCGTAGACTTACCTCCCTCGAATGTCACGACATCATGTGCAAGGTTGGAGAGGTTGTAGTATCTGGTGGTGTTCGCAGATCTGCTATGATCTCCCTCTCCGACCTAGCTGATGACAAGATGCGTCATGCAAAGTCAGGTCAGTGGTGGGATGGTAACGCTCAACGTGCATTGGCAAACAACTCTGCAGTGTACAATAGCAAGCCAGACATGGAGACTTTCATGCGCGAGTGGCTGTCACTTGTAGAGTCTAAGTCAGGTGAGCGCGGCATCTTCTCACGTGATGCATCAAAGAGACAGGCGGCAAAAAATGGCAGACGAGAGAATGGATTTGAGTTTGGCACAAACCCATGCTCAGAAATCATTCTTCGTCCATACCAGTTCTGCAACTTGACTGAGGTTGTTGTTCGTGAGACAGACACAAGTGCGACACTTCTTCGTAAGGTTGAACTTGCCACCATTCTTGGCACATTGCAGTCAACACTTACACACTTTCCATACTTACGCAAAGTGTGGAAAAAGAATACTGAAGAAGAACGCTTGCTTGGTGTGTCATTGACAGGTATCATGGACAATCGCCTGACGAACTGCCATCACGATGTGTTGGAAGATCTGCTGTCCACAATGCGTGGACGTGCCGTTGAGACAAACAAGAAGTATGCAGACATTCTTGGTATTCCACAGTCAACTGCAGTCACTTGTGTCAAGCCATCAGGCACTGTGTCACAGCTAGTGGACTCAGCCAG